CCGACGACCTTTAATGTGGGGTTGTAAATACCCCTCGGATTCTAATTTAATAATCGCTCTCATCTTTCTCTATCGGGATTCCTTTGTGTTTTTCTTTCTGTTCTTTGAGCATTTGTAGTGTTTGCTGCCTTGCTAATTCTTTTTCATTAACTAAATCCGCAAAAATACTTTCAATTATTTCAATGGCTATTTTTCTAGCATTGGTCTGATCTGGCTTTTCCGGGTCAAAATCCCTAACTGTGTCTATATCATTCAAATGAGCAGCAGTTTTTTCTATAAACCACTTAAACGCTTCATTATCAAATAATTGTTTAAAACTTTCTTCTGATGGTCTTTCCATATTTAAACTCCCATACTCTTACGACAAACCGCAATAGCACTGCTTTTTTTGGTTTGTCCTTTGTATGGCTTAAAATCTTTCTTTGCCATCACTTTTTGGACACATCTGTCTAATTTGTCCCATTTTGATTTTGGAACACCCGGATATGGCATTTTATTCAAATGGATTTATGGTTTTTCGGTTTTTTCCACCATTAAACCTTTTATCCATTGGATTACTTATAAACTTTGATGATGGAGTTCTTTTAGATGGTCTGCCCTTTCTGAACGATTCTTTCCTACTTTGGTCTCCATAGGTGCGTAAAGTGTTTTCCATTTTACATAGTCCCAGCCCTATTCCCTGTTGCTTCTGGCGTCAGAGCTTGGGCTGTGGCTTCTGTTTGAGGCATTATTGTCGGAGTTGCTTTGGGGGTTCTTGCTGATTCTGGCAAAATAGGTCTCTCTTCCTGTTGTTTCTTGATAAATCTTGCTCCGCCCAAACCCATTAGGTCTAACAACTCTTTGAACACGGCTTCGGTGTCAATGTTCACTCCCGGTATTTGGGAATAGGTCTGGAGCAAAGCATTCATTTGCTGTATCATTACGGCTTTATTAAACGATTCTCCCGTAACAAATACCTGAACCTCGTATTCCCAGTTGGTTAATAATTTTTTGTTAACCTTTAAATATCTAGTTTTTCCAAATTGCTCCAATGCCTGATTGTAAAACTTCCTTAAGCCCTCCACATAATCTGATGGGGGCAAAGATTTCTTTTCTGCCCAATGGGATATAATCGCCTTGTTTATTTCAGAATTGATATAACTTTCGTCAATTTCTTTTAACTCGTCGGGATCTCCGATGATTGAAACAACCTCGTCTTGCTTTATGGTTTCCAATATCGTTGGGATAATATGCCTCTCAAATAATCTTGAAAGGAATAACCCCAAGTTTTCCTGTAAAAGGTCAAAACCCACTGCCTGTCCCTGATTTTGTAAAACGGCGGTAGTGGCTGGCATTGACGAAGGAAGCAACTCTCCTCTGCCAGTTTCAAACGCTCCCGACGCTCTTTGAGCCCATTGATAGATGGCTTTTTCATCTTCGTAGGAACTCGCTTTAATGTCAGAAATGCTTAATTCCTGAATATCGTCCATTCGGGTAACTGGTATCATTCCGCCAGCCATCAAGGAATTGAGGATATTCTGATTTATGCCTGAGCCCTTTCTGACTTTGAATAATCCTATCTGAGATATTCTGGCTTTATTGAGACGAAGGTTGACTGTCTCGTTGATATACGATTGAAGTCCCAATAATATTTCTCCAACCCCTCTGCCATGCCATCTGCCGAATATCTTTCTAAACCTTGCTTCTTCGTAAGGCTTTTTGCCTCCTTTGTTGTATTTAACAGCGTGAACTATCGGACTTCTCGTTAAGTTGGAGACAATAGCCACCGAAGGTATCCAGGTTTTTTCTTTTTCCTCCCAAGAAAGACCCTGATATTCTTTGGGCAGGTCTTCTTCGTCATAACACGAGGCTGGCAAATCTCCCCATCTCTCATAGATTTCCACGAAAGGAACTTGCGTTTGAGCGCCATAAGGATTGATAATAGACCCCAACCTATAAACTCTGGCTAAATCTTTGTATTGCCTGACCTTGTCAACATTTCGCCAAACGCCTTCTTTTTCTTTAATTTCTGACGCTTTTAGGACATTTCTTTCTATAACCGCTCCTGCTTGCTGGATAGAAGATTCGGTTGGGTCAATGTAGATATTAGTAATATCTGGCATTGTAACAACAATCTTCTGTCTGTCAGTAAGAGGATCATAATCTTTTAGGGTTTTCATTACCACCGTTCCATCTATACAGAATTGCCTGATGGCTTCATTTAAGAGTTCACCAAAATAATTCTTTCTCATAAAGTAGGACACGAGGTATCTCAAAACATTAGCCGAGGCATTCCCTTTGGGATTGGTGGCTCTGATGTTTATATCCACCAAATCAAGGTCAATGTTTTTAACAATCGTTTCCACCATATCTTCGGTCAGGGGAATAAAAATCTTTTTCTTCTGGGTTATTTCGTCGTAAGGTTTCTTATAGACTCCTAAATAATTTCGGCGGGCTCTCATAATTACATCCCGCATATTGTATTTAACTCTGTCCGTAACCCAAACCCAAGCCTGCTCCCAGTTGTCTACTTCCCGCTTCATTATGTCTATTACCCGTCTTTCGGATTGGGTTGGAGTGTATGATTGTTCGCTCATTGTTTATGAAATTTGGCTATATGCATTTTTAAAAGCCTTGAGTCAAATTTCTCATTTTTACTTTTTATTTCTTTGTTGCAAATAGAACATTTAATAGTTCTTGGTTGTCCTTCCGAAACCTGTGGCTGTTCTACCACTTGTTCTGTATGAGCATCAATTATCAGTCCCTGCGTTTGTTTGACAATTCCTGATAAATCGTCAGGAATATCTTTAACTTCGCCTGGCTGGAATTCAAAGAAATATCCTGGCTGTGTTCCCGGCATGAAAACTTGTTGATTGGAGATGTTTTTTACTTTCATAGTATTAAAATTCTTGATTATTAAATGGTAAGACCTTTGCTTGTATTGAAATATCGTTTAATGGCTCTTCGGGCAATGGCTCTGGGTCTAAATCCCAGCAAGCGAGAGCCAGTGATATCACACAATCATCGTGTCCTCCCTGCGGAGCGTGATATTTAATTATGCCAGTGCTTGGCATTATTTCGTAGGTGAATATCTCTAATTCTGAAATCAGTTCGTCAACTGGATACAATTTGAGTTGCCTGTTATCTAACATTACCGCCAATTTCTCAATTAACTGGCGCTTGGAGATATTGGTTGTAATTTTATAACCCAAACAATTATAGCCAGCATCTTGAAGTTCTGTAACAAAGGCGTCTCCAACAGTAGCCGAAGTGGCATCAATGTAAATTAACGGGCTTCCATAAGCATCGGCAACCTCCATTATCTTACGCTTCTGGAACGACCAATCTATCTCGTTAAAGCGGTGAAAGTCCACCAAGCCATTGGTCATTCGGTCAATCACAGTGATAACCGTAAAATCATCGTGCCTCCCTAAATCAATCCCCATTGTATAAAGGTGCAACGGGTTATACTCCTGCCTTCCTTCTAAAACAACACAATCCCTGATATTTCCGAATATATTTGCTGACTCCGGAAGAAATACCGCCTCATACTCCTGCTGAAAGATTTTCTGGGGAAGAATCTTCCTTTGGCGCTCAAATTCCTCTTTGGGAATATAGGGATTATCGGAAGTAGGGTGTCTAACGGAAAATCCGTCTGGCATCTCTTTAACTCTTAACCATTCCCTATAAAACCAATTCTGTCCTTTGGGAGTGGAAATCATTATTGACTTTCCCTGCCTTGAAGTTAATCTCGGAGACACATAACTCTGCCAAATCTCCTCAGGAATACGGGATGCCTCATCAATAATCACAAGGTCTAATTCCTCTCCTAACAGAGACACAGGATTTTCAGCCGATTTACACTTAATCCACGAACCCCAATTAGTTGAAATGTGTTGTGGTATCCTTGTTGAAACATTGTTTGCCAATTCGGGAAACCCCTCGTTTATAAACCTTATAACCCAGTTAAGAACCTTTTCCGCCAAATCGTATGTCGGAGCAAGTATCCAAATATGCCTATCATCCTTTAACAACTCCCTTAAAGCCAAATAGGCACAGAGCATTGATTTCCCAAACCTCGTTCCAGCCGCTAATCTGATGTCCCTAACTCTGTCATAAGCATCAAGTATCTCTTTTTGAGCGGGAAAGGGCTTCCAACCTATTGCCTCCTGTAATTTAGTATCGTTTATTTTCATTTGACAGAGTTATAATTATGTTGCGTAGTATTGTCTGAAATGGGATTTTTCCGCTTGGAGGGTATGAGCCTCAACC